TTAGTTCCCTGTACGGAAGCTGCGGCGGCCGAAATAGGCGCCGCTGGAGGCTGGTTTGGGGGCTTCGGGATCGGTGGGGTCCGGCGTGGGATCGGTGACGGTTTCAGCAACCGTTTCGGCCACTTCCGGCACGGCGGCAGGCGTCGTGCCATTCATCAGGCCACGGATCCAGGCGATGGCGGCGCCGGCGGTGGAGACTTCGATGTCTGGCACGGTCTTGTCGAGGCGGCGGGCCAGCAGGCGGGCCTGGTGCGCGGTCAGCGATTTCAGTTGGGCGTCGAAGATGTCCTTGCCGACGGCATCGCGCAGGGCCTGCATGACTTCGACGGTCTGGCCGGCGGAGATCATCAGCTTCTTGGTGAGGAGGCCTGCTGCGGCGGCGTATTCTTTCTCGCCGAGGGCGCTGAACGCCATGGCGAGGAGGGCTTTGAGGGCCTCGGCGCCCTGCTTGTGGTCTTCTGCGGTCATGCGAGGGCGGCTTTCACTTCGGCGAGCAGTTCACGGATCACCGGCAGCGCGTCGCCCGGCCATTTGGCCTCAAGCGTGGGGTTCGGGCCGAGCTCGATCGGGTTGCTGGCAAAGCCGGACTTCATCGGGATGACGGTCTTGAACATCGCGAATTCGGCTTCCTGTGAGGCGGCGGCTTCGCGCATGGCGTTCAGCACGACCTGCTGGTGCGGACTGCCATCATAGCGGGTCGCCAGCACCATGGGGAGGCGTTTCACATCACGGTCGCGCAGATTGTTCATCACGTCGCCGGTGAACAGGTCGAGGCCGAGCGTGGACATGAAGTCCGGAATGGTCGGCACGATGATCAGGTGGCTGGCGGCCAGCACGGTTTCGGTCATCACCGAGATGCCGGGCGGGCAGTCGCACAGGATGACGTCATACTTCGCCTTGAGCAGGTTGAAGTCGTCGCGCAGGCGCCGGCCGACCTGGTTCTGCAGGGCTTCCATGGAATAGCCCTGGTCGGTGAGGTGATAGATCAGCTCGCGCTCTGTCTTGCGAAGGCGCGGCGAGGAGGGGACGAGATCGAGCGGCAGCGGCTTGCCGCCGGAGGTCACGTCCGATGCGTCGGTGACGACGAATTCCTCAAGCCGTTTCTGCTCGTTGGCTTCGAAGTTTTCGAGCAGCCAGTCAGAGATCGTGGCGTAGTCGGTGATGGCCTGGAACAGGTGTTCGTCGCCCTCATGGCCGAACACGAGCAGCGAGGCGTTGGCCTGCGTGTCGAGATCCACCACGAGTGTGCGCCGGCCCTCGGCCGCGAAGGCCTCAGCCAGGCTGACAGTGGTGGTGGTCTTGCCGACCCCGCCTTTGGAGTTGGCAATGGAAATTACGCGCGCCGACATTCTTTCAGCTCCTCAACCCCACGATTCGGATGCTTCCGACAAAGCAGATTTGCGGACCTGTGGCTACGCCTGAGCGGGCTAAAAGTGTGGGAAAAAGCAGCGCCAATCCTGCAAGATTAAGCAGGTTTCACTTTGAAAAGCCTTGCCATTTTCCAATCCCATCCTCCCGGGACGCGCTCGCTTTAACTTCACGTCATCGAATGAGGAAAAGCGGGGCGGGCGCATGGCGTGGAACTGGGCAAGATGGGTAGGCAAGCAGGAGTTGAAATCGGCGCCGCCGCTGGTGGCGCTAACAGATCCGGGCGGCCCGAACTGGGGCAGCCGGGACGGCGGCGCGCTGACCCGCGATGGCTATCTGCGCAACGCCGTGGCCTATCGCTGTGTCCGCATGGTGGCCGAAGCGGCGGCGTCCGTTCCGCTGGCCACGGCGCATGAGGCGGCAGCGCAGCTGATCCGCAAGCCGGCGCCGGACCTGCCGGGCGCGGCCTTCCTGGAGGGCGTCTACACACAGCTGCAACTTCACGGGAATGCGTTCCTGGAGGCGGTGCGACTTCCGGGCGAAACGGACGGCATCGCGGCACTCTACGCCCTGCAGCCGGACCGCGTGCGTCCGCTGACCGACGGGCGCGGCTGGGCCGAGGGCTGGGCGGTGCGCGAGCGCAAGGGCGAGCGCATGATCCGCCGGGACGAGACGGGCTGGAGCCCGCTGCTGCACCTCAAACTGTTTCACCCGCAGGACGATGTTCTGGGCCTGCCGGCCCTCGCCCCGGCCCGCCGGGCGCTGGACCTGCACAATGCGAGCGCTGACTGGGCGAAATCGCTGATCGACAATTCCGCCAAGCCCTCCGGCGCGTTGATCTATTCCGGCCATGGCCGGATGCCGCCGGAACAGTTCGACCGGCTGAAGCAGGATCTCGATGCGCTGTATTCCGGGGCGGCCAATGCAGGCCGTCCACTGCTGCTGGAAGGCGGGCTGGACTGGCGCCCCATGTCGCTGTCGCCCGCGGACATGGACTTCCTGCAGGCGCGCAACAGCGCTGCGCGGGAGATTGCCCTGGCGCTGGGCGTGCCGCCGCAACTGCTGGGCATTCCGGGGGACAATACGTATGCGAACTATCGCGAGGCCAATCTCGCCTTCTGGCGGATGACCGTTCTGCCGCTGGCCGAGAAGATGGCGGCGTCGCTGTCGGTCTGGCTGGACGCGCCGATGGGCGGAGACGTCGACGTGCGCTGCGATCTCGACCGCGTGCCGTCGCTGTCGGCAGAGCGCGAGGCGCTGTGGGCACGGCTGGAGGGCGCGAGCTTTGCGACGCTGGAAGAGAAACGCAAACTGGCGGGGCTCAGCTGATGGAGATCGAGAAGAAAGTCACAATCGGCCTGATCCTTGCGATCCTTGTGCAGACAGGCGGCGCGCTGGTCTGGGCGGGCGCGGCGGCGGAACGGATCAGCGTGGTGGAAGCCGAACTGAACGACCGCAAGACGGTGTCGGAACGCCTCGCCCGGGTGGAAGCGGTTCTGGAAAGTGCCCGCGGCCAGCTCGACCGGATCGAACGGCGCATGGAGGCCCGCGATGAGTGAGGTGAAGTTTGGCTCTCCGCGCTCGTGCTTCGACTTCGCTCAGCATGAGCGCCACGAACCTGCGGCAAGACACGCGGCTCATGCTGAGCGAAGTCGAAGCATGATCTGGGAGAAGGCCGGCTCTGCGCCCCTCCTCATCGAAGGCTATGCCAGCCTGTTCGGAATACCGGACCAGTCGGGAGACGTGGTGCGCGCGGGGGCGTTCGCGCACACGCTCCGGTCCGGGGGCGCCCTGCCGATGCTGTTACAGCACAGGCAGGGCGCCATTGCCGGGCGCTGGACCCGGATGGTGGAAGACGGGCGCGGCCTGTTCGTCAGGGGGCTGATCGAGAAACCGGGCGTGGCGCAGCTGGTGCGGGGCGGCCTCAGTGGCCTCTCCATCGGGTTCCGCCCGCGCGTCTGGAAGCCGCAAGCGAGCGGCGGGCGGGAGCTGATCGAGGTGGAGCTGGTCGAGGTGTCTCTGGTGGAGACGCCGATGCTGGCACGGGCAAGGTTTGGTGTGGTGGGGGCGGAGACACGCGCCGCCTGAGTGTCATCCCGGACGCTGCGAAGCAGCGATCCGGGACCCTGTGGCGGCAGGAGCAAATAAGGTCCCGGATAAGCGCTGCGCGCTTTCCGGGATGACAGGGAAGATTTTTCGAAGGAGTGGGAATGACCAAGGAAACCAAAATGGCGGGCGGCAACAAGGGTGCCGAAGCGGATCTGATGGCCGCGTTCGAGGCCTTTCGTGAGGCGAACGATACGCGGCTGGCTGAGATTGAATCGAAAGGCGCCAGCGATCCGCTGACGGATGAGCGGCTGGCCCGCATCGACCGGCGCCTTGAGGCGCTCAGCCTCAAGATGGCGCGTCCGGAAGCGGGCGGCGCGCCAGCGGCAGAACCGGATGAGCGCACGGAGGCCTGGACGCGCTATCTGCGTCAGGGCGACGATAGCGGCCTCGCGCGGCTGAACGTCAAGGCGCTGAACGCGGGCACGGATGCGCAGGGCGGCTATGTCGCCCCGCCGGAACTGGATCGCCTGATCGAGGCGCGCCTGTTGGCGGCCAGTCCGATGCGCCAGATCGCGACCGTGCGGCAGACCTCTGCCGGGACGTATCGCAAACCGGTGAGCCTCGGTGCAACGGCGAGCTGGGTGGCCGAAGATGGCGCCCGCACGGAGACGGCGCATTCGGGCCTCTCCCTGCTGGAATTCCCCGCCGGGGAACTCTACGCCATGCCGGCAGCGACGCAGGCTTTGCTGGAAGATTCCTATGCGGACATTGACGCCTGGCTGGCGGACGAGGTGGAGAACGCCTTCGCCGCGCAGGAATCGGCAGCCTTCGTCACCGGCAACGGAACAAACAAGCCGAAGGGCTTTCTCGATTACGAGATCGTGGCGGAGGCCAGCCATGTCTGGGGCAAGGTCGGCTCTGTGGCGGGGGACTTCATGGCGGTGAACGCGGCCGATCAGCTGATCGACCTGATCTACACGCCGAAAAGCCAGTTCCGCACCAATGGCCGTTTCGTGATGAACCGGCGCACGGTGGCAGCCGTCCGCAAGCTGAAGGATGTGGACGGGCGGTATCTCTGGCAACCCGGCATGGGCGGCGACCCGGCGACGATCCTCGGCTATCCGGTGACGGAGATCGAAGATATGCCGGACATCGGCACCGGCAATGCGGCCATCGCCTTTGGCGACTTCCGCCGCTTCTACCTGATCGCCGACCGCCAGGGCGCCCGCGTGCTGCGCGACCCGTTCAGCGCCAAGCCCTACGTCCTGTTCTACACGACCAAGCGCGTGGGCGGCGGCGTGCAGAACTTCGACGCCGTGAAGGCGATGGTGTTCTGATTTTTTGAATTGCTCGGGCGCGGTTCCTCGCTGCGCTCGGGCACACTGCGCCTGCGCGTTGCTTGTGTGGGCACTCTCTCATTCACTTCAGGAAGGAAACCAACATGTTCGAATCTGTCATCGTCTCCATCATCCGCCAGGCCGCGCTGCTGACCAAGGCGCAGCAGGACGAGTTCACCACGAAAGTGGCCGAAGCCGTCGCCACCCTGATCAACTCGACCGAAACCGAAATCGACGACGAACTGATCCGCTCCATCGGCCTGCCCATCGGGGCGGCCGTGGTCGAGAAATTGGGCGCGCTGGTCTGATTCCAATCTCCGGTCCCGCCTGACGCGGGACCGGCACTTCTTTCCAAGGAAATTCAATATGACACTGACGGTGATCACACCGCCAGCGGAGGAGGCTTTGTCTCTTGGCGCGGCGAAGGAGTATCTCCGCATCGGGCATGATGGGGAGGATGGGCTGGTTGCGGCGCTGATCCCGGCGGCGCGGGTGCGGCTGGAGATCGTGGGCGGGTTTGCCCTCGTGACGCAGACGCTGAAGCGCGGCTGGGAGGGCTGGCCGCCGGGCGTGACACGGCATGGCGTGCGCCTGCTGCCGGGGCCGGCGAGCGCGCTGGTGGCGGTGGAGCTGGTCGATGCCGAGGGCGGCACGGAGCTTGTCACCACGCGCTTCCGGCTGGAAGGCGGGCGGCTGAAGCTGAAGCCGTTCACGCCGCTGCCGGGCATTCCGCTCGGGGGCCGCGTGGAGGTGACCTTTGTGGCCGGCTATGGTGCGGCGGCGGATGTGCCGGCGGATCTGGTGCTGGCGCTGAAGCGTCTGGTGCGGGTCGCGTATCAGCGGGGCGACGCGGCGGACCTACCGGAAGACGTCGCGGCCATCCTGGCGGCGCGCAGCGAGGTGCGGCTGTGAGCGGGCGGGCGGAAGAGGCGGTGCAGGCGGCGCTGATGGCGCTGCTCAGGGCCGACGCGGGCGTGCAGTCCGCCTTCGGAACACCGGCCCGTGTGTTCGACGCGGAAAGCGAGGAGCCGCTTTATCCCTACGCGCTGATCGAGCGCCACGAGACGACGCCCGCCGGGGCGAGCCTCACCAACGGGATCGAGCATCGCATCTCGCTCGCCTGCTATTCGCAGGGCGATGGCGTGCGCGGGGCGAAGGCGTGTCTTTCTGCGCTGCGGGAGGCGGTCGAAAACGCGGCCTGGGCCGTGGAGGGGCAGCATATTGTGCTGGCACAGGTCGTCTATGGCGATGCCATGCGCACGGCGGACAGGCGTGCCTTTCGCGGCGTGGTGCGGGTGCGGATCATTTCAGAGGAGGCAGGCTGATGGCCGGGCAAAAGGGCAGGGACATCCTGCTGAAGATTTCAGATGGGGCGGGCGGCTGGGTCACTTTGGCGGGCATCCGCGCGAGCCGGATCCAGCTGTCCGCCGCGCTGGTGGACGCGACCAGCGCCGACAGCCCGGAAGCCTGGCGCGAGCTGCTCGCCGGGGCGGGCGCAAAGACAGCCAAGGTGACCGGGCGCGGCGTGTTCAAGGACGCCGCCAGCGACGCGCGGATGCGGGCGGTGTTCTTCGCGGGCGAGGCGCCGGACTGGCACTTCATTCTGCCGGATTTCGGCACGCTGGAAGGCGCGTTTCAGGTGAGCGAGCTGAGCTGGAGCGGCGAACATGATGGCGAGGCGGAGTTCTCCGTGACGCTGGAAAGTGCCGGCCTGGTGACGTTCGAGGTGGCAGCATGAACGCGGCGCGGGGGGAGACAGCTCTTGTAATCGGTGGGGTCGCGCGGCGGCTCTGCCTGACGCTGGGCGCGCTGGCGGAGATTGAGACGGCCTTCGGCTGCACACGGATGAGCGAGCTGGACGCGCGGATGCGGAGCCTGTCTGCGGCGGACCTGTCGCTTGTGCTGGCAGCGCTGTTGCGCGGCGGAGGCGAAGCGGAGGCAGCGGCGCAACTGGGCAGCGCAGACGTGTCACCCGGCCATGCGGCGCGAGCGGTGGCGGAGGCGTTCCGCCTGGGGCTGGCGGCCTGATGTTTCCGTGGGGGGCGATGCTGCGCGCGGCGCTGTCTGCGGGCATCGCGCCGGAGGCGTTCTGGCGGCTGTCCTTGCGCGAATGGCGCTGGCTGGCCGCGCAAGGGGACGGGATGAGCCGGGGACGGCTGGCGGATATGATGGGGGCGTACCCCGATGCGGAGGAGAATCCGCCGGAACCCCCTCTGTCTCCCCCTTTTCAAGGGGGAGAACGCCGACAGCGAATACTGCGCGATGGTCATGTTGGGGTTCCTCCCCCTGCAAGGGGGAGGACAGGTGGGGGTCAAGCGGCAGGAGACGCATATGAATGACTTCGAAAACGATCTCGCCTCGGCCGCCGATGCGCTGCGGGCGCTGGCGGAGGGGCCGGGGGCGGAGGCGGCGAATGCGCTGGAGGTGGCGTTCGGGCAGGCGGGGCAGCGGATCGAGACGGCGCTGTCTCAGGCTGCACGGTCTGGCGAGCTGGACTTCCAGCGCATGGCGGATGCCGTGCTGCGGGATCTGGCGCGGATTGCGGCGGAGGCTGTGTTCGGCACCGGGCAGCAGGGCAGCTCGATGAATGTGAACATGAATTTCGCGCCGGGTACGGAACAGTCCGCGGCTGTGGGTGGGCGCAATGCGATTGGCGCCGTGCTGGCGCGGCTGGTGGGTCAGGGAGGGCGGTTCCTGTGAGTCTTGCGAATTTCCATGAGGTGAGCTTTCCCGTGCCGTTGGCGCTGGCGGCGAGTGGCGGGCCGGAGCGGCGCACGGAAGTCGTCACGCTGGCGAGCGGGGCCGAGGCGCGCAATGCGATCTGGGCGGGCTCTCGCAGGCGCTGGGACGTGGGCAGCGCCGTGACACGGATCGAGATGTTGCAGGCCGTGGTCAGCTTTTTCGAGGCGCGCGGCGGGCGACTGAACGGGTTCCGCTTTCGCGACGCACTGGATGATCGCAGCGGCGCGCCGGGGGCGCCGGTGAGTGCACTGGATCAGGTGATCGGCACGGGCGACGGGGCGCGGGCGGCGTTCCAGCTGGTAAAGGCGTATGGCGGCTATTCGCGACGTATCCTGAAGCCGGTGGCGGGCAGTGTGGTCGTGGCTGTCGACGGCGTGGGCGTTGCGGCCAGTGTGGACGCCGCCACAGGCATCGTGACGCTTGGCGCCGCCCCGGCAGAGGGCGCGGTGGTGACGGCGGGGTATCGGTTCGACTGTCCGGTGCGGTTCGACACAGACCGGCTGGACGTGAACCTCGAAGCGTTCGGGGCGGGCCGTGTGCTGAGCATTCCGCTGATCGAACTGGTGGGGTGAGACATGCGCTTGATCGACAGTGAATTTGCCGCACGTCTGGCGAGCGGAGCGACGACGACCTGCCTTTGCTGGCGCCTGACGCGCAAGGATGACTTTGTGCTGGCGGCGACGGAGCATGACCGCGCGTTGGCAGTAGATGGGGTGACGTATCAGCCCGGCGGGGCGCTGAGCGCGGGGGCGTTCACCCAAAGCGCCGGGCTGCAACCGGGGCAGGCCTCTGCAGGTGGCGTACTGGCGGATGACGCCATCACGGAGGCAGACCTTGCGGCGGGCCTCTGGGATGGCGCGCGGGTGGATGTGCTGCGCGTCGACTGGCAGCGCCCGGACCTGTTCGTGACGGTCTGGAGTGGGCGGCTTAGCGATGTCACGCGCGGGCCGGGCGGGTTTGAAGCGGAGCTTGTGTCGCTGAAGGCGGACCTCGAACGCCCTGTGGGCCGTGTCTATGCGCGGGCGTGTGATGCGGTGCTGGGCGATGCGCGGTGCGGCGTGGGGACGGACGCGTTTCCCGGTCTCACCTGCGACCAGCATTTCAGCACCTGCCGGGATGTGTTCAGCAATACAGAAAACTTCCGGGGCTTTCCGCACCTTCCGGGGGCGGAGTTCGTTCTGGAAGGTCCGGCGGCAGGCGGAAACACAGGAGGCAAGCGATGAAGCGGGAGGAGATTGTGGCGGCGGCGCGCGGCTGGATCGGCACGCCCTACCGGCATCAGGCGAGTCTCAAAGGCGCGGGCTGTGATTGCCTTGGCCTGGTACGTGGCGTGTGGCGCGAGCTTGTCGGGGTAGAGCCGGAAGCCGCGCCCGCCTACTCGCCGGACTGGGCCGAAGCACTGGGGGAAGAGACGTTGCTGGAGGCCGCACGGCGGCATTTGACGGAAATTCCTGTCGGCGAGGCGGGCGCAGGCGATGTGCTCTTGTTCCGTATGGCGACGGGTGTGCCGGCGAAACATTGCGGCATTGCGACCGGCGCGGGCACGCTGGTGCATGCCTATTGGGGGCGATCGGCGGTGGAGACGCGGATGGTGGCGTGGTGGCAGCGGCGCGTTGTGGCGGCGTTCCGCTTTCCGGGACGGGAGGATTAAGCATGGCGCAGATCGTACTGGCAGAGGCGGGCGCAGCGCTGGGGCGGCAGCTATTGCCGCAAGGGCTGAAACTGCTGGGCGCACATGTGGCGGGCGCCGCCATCGGGCGGGCGGCGGGATCGCTGGCGGGCAGCCTGATCGATGCGCGTCTTGCACCGCCGGTGGCCGGGCCGCGTGTGGCGTCTCTGCCGGTGATGGAGTCCCGCGAGGGCGTGGGCATTTCATCCGTCTATGGACGGATGCGGGTGGCGGGACAGGTGATCTGGGCGTCGCGCTTCCGGGAGCATCGCACGACGCGGTCCTCCGGCAGCAAGGGCGGGCCGCGCGTGACGACGTATGATTATACGGTCAGCTTCGCGGTGGCATTGGGCGAGGGGCCTGTCCTGGCGGTGCAGCGCGCCTGGGCGAATGGTGAGGTGTTCGATCTGTCGCAGGTGACGTACCGCCTGTATCGCGGGGAGGAAGATCAGGCGCCGGACCCGCTGATCGAGATGATCGAGGGCGAGGCGCCGGCCTATCGTGGCACGGCCTATATCGTGTTCGAGGATTTGCCGCTGGGGGATTTTGGCAACCGGATTCCACAGCTCAGCTTTGAGGTGGTCCGTGTGCCGCCGGGGGCAGAGACGGCGGGGCTGGACGCGTCGGTGACGGGCGTGAACGTGATCCCGGCCTCCGGTGAGTTTGTCTATGCGACGGAGATTGTTTCCGAGCGCGTGCGCGTGGGGCAGGACCGGGCGCTGAATGCCAATTCCGGCGAGGCGCGGGCGGATTTTCTGGTCTCGCTGGACCAGCTGGAGGCAGACCTGCCGCGGGTGAACCGGGTTTCGCTGACGGTCGGCTGGTTCGGCACCAGCGTGGCGGCGGGGACGTGCGAGATCCATCCGGGCGTGGAGACGCGCGAGCGGGTGAGTGTGCCGCAAAGCTGGAACGTTGCCGGGATTGGCCGCGCAGATGCCTATCTGATTTCCCGCGATGAGAGTGACCGGCCGAACTATGGTGGCACGCCGTCGGATGCGTGCGTGAAACAGGCGATTTCCGAGATGACGGCGCGCGGGCTGGCGGTGACCTTCTCGCCGTTCCTGTTCATGGACTGTGAAGGCTTTCCCTGGCGCGGGCGGGTTACGGTCAGCGCGGATGGCACGGCGGCGGCGCGGAGCGAGATTGAGAGTTTCGTCTACGGAGCAAATGGCTTCCGGCGCTTCATTCTGCACTATGCGAACCTTTGCGCGGCGGCGGGCGGGGTGGAAGCCTTCCTGATTGGCAGCGAGATGGTGGGGCTGACGCGCGTGCGGGATGCGGCGGGGGCGTTTCCGTTCGTCGAGGCGCTGGTGGCGCTGGCGGCGGAGGTGAAGGCCATCCTGCCGGGGGCGAAGGTGTCCTATGCGGCGGACTGGACGGAGTATGGCGCCTATGTGCCGGGGGATGGCGATGTTCTGTTCCCGTTGGATGCATTGTGGGCGAGTGCGGACGTGGATTTCGTCGGGGTGGACTGGTATCCGCCCATGGGTGACTGGCGCGAGGGCGCGGCGCATCTGGACGCGCTGGCAGGCTTTCGCGGGCCGGATGATGCGGATTATCTCGCCTACCAGATTGCGGGCGGAGAGGCGTATGACTGGTATTATGCCAGTCAGGCTGACCGGGACGCACAGATCCGTACACCTATCGAAGACACGGCCCATGGCGAGGATTGGGTGTTCCGGGCGAAGGACCTCACGGGCTGGGCCGGGGCGCTGCACTCTCCGCGCCCTGGCGGTGTGCGGGCAGCGGCGCCGACGGGCTGGGTGCCGGGATCAAAGCCTGTGCGGCTGAGCGAGATCGGCTTCGGCGCGGTGGACAAGGGCGGCAATGCGCCGAACCTGTTCTACGATCCGAAAAGCAGCGAGAGCGCCCTGCCGCCCTATTCGACCGGCACGCGGGACGATGTGTTCCAGCGCCGGGCGCTGGCGGTGACGCTGGCGCACTGGGAGGCGAGCCCGCTGGTCGAGGCGGCGATGGTGTGGGCGTGGGATGCGCGTCCGTTCCCGGCCTGGCCCTTGCGCGATGACGTCTGGGGCGATGGCGACAACTGGGCGCGCGGGCACTGGCTGAACGGGCGGGCGGGGCTGGCGACGCTGGGTGATGTGGTGCGCGACGTCTGCGCGCGCGGCGGGGTGGAGCCTGTCGATGCGTCCGCGCTGGACGGCGTGGTGCAGGGCTTTGTGCTGGACGGCGTCTACAGCGTGCGTGGGGCGCTGGAGCCGCTCAAACTGGCCTTCGGGTTTGAGGCGGTGGAGCGGGACGGCGTCATCGTCTTCCGCATGGAAGGTGACGGGCCGATCCACGAGATCGACAGGGAACGGATCGGTGAGGCGGGCTTCATCCGGACGCGGCGGCGTGTGGACAAGGCGGCGCAGCGTCTGCGGCTGGAATATATCGACGGCGCCAGCGCGTTCGGCCCGGCGCTTGCGGAGGCGCGGATTGCGGGCGGCGACGTGCGCCTTGTCGCGGATACCAGCCTGCCGCTGGCGCTGTCGGCGATTGAGGCGGGCAATGTGGCCCGGCGCCTTCTGGCGCAGAATGCGAGCGCGGAGACGGCGGAGATCTCGCTGCCGCTGTCCGGGCTTGCGATTGAGCCGGGCGATGGCGTGCGGTTGGATGGCGGGGCGATCTGGCGGGTCGATGAGGTGACGGATCGCGGCGCCGTGCGGGCCTTGTCGCTCGCCGAAGACCTGCCGGCGGCGACGCGTGTGCGGTCCGTTGGCAGCGGCGGCGTGCCCGAGGCGGCGGCGATATTCGGCGGGGTGGACCTTGTTCTGATCGATGGACCGTTGAGGCAGGGGGAGGCGCCGGGCGTGCGCGTCGCGGCCTGGGCCGATCCCTGGCCGGGCGAGGTGCGCGTGCTGGCGGGCCTTGAGGCGGGGGCGATGAGCGAGCGGGCTGTGCTGTCCCGCCCGGCGGTAACCGGGCGTCTGGCGGAAGGCGTGGGTGCCGGGCCAGTAGGGCGGTGGGACCGGGCGGGTACGCTTCTGGTCGACACGGCGGGCGCGTTCGCCAGCCTGCCGGACGGGCAGGTCTTGTCCGGCGGGAATGCCTTGCTGCTGGAAACGGAGGAGGGCTGGGAGCTGGTCCAGTTCCAGACTGCCGAACTGGTCGGGCCGGAGCGGTGGGCCTTGTCGCATCTGTTGCGCGGGCAGCAGGGCAGCCCCGGCGCAGCGGCGGTGGCAGGCGCGCGGGTTCTGTTGCTGGACGGGTCTGACGCGCTGGCCAGCGTGGCGGGCGGCGAGATCGGGGCGGATCTTGTCTGGCGCCCGGCAGGGTCGGAGGAGACTGAAACGCTGTCCTTTGCCGATGAGGCCGGTCGCCCCTGGCCTGTGAGCCATTTGCGGGCACTGAATGGCACGCTCAGCTGGGTGCGGCGCGGCCTGGATGTGCCGGAAAGCTGGGCCCTGCCAGAGGCGGAGAATACCGGCCGGTTCGATGTTGCTTTCGATACGGGCGCCGGCTTTGGCGAGCCGGTGAGCGTGGAAATGCCGTCGGCGGCTGTCCCTTCGGGGGTAATTGCGGCCCGTGTGGCCGAAATCGGCGCGGATGGCCGCAGAGGGCGGTGGGTTTCAATCCCCCTCGGGACACCTTAACTGTAGGCCAGATAATTGTTCATCAGAAGGATTCGGCTCAC